GTTTAACGCTATAGGCGTTGCTAAGACTTTTGTCCATTTAGGGGTGAGGGATGATTCACCGCTAATTATGTGGGTTTACACTTAGGGGTATAATATGAGTTGGTTTGGTAATTTATTCGGCACAGATAAGGCGGTTAATAATCTGGTTGATAAAGATAACGGTTTGCTAGCTCAGGCGGGTTCATGGGTTGGTGGGTTATCTTATACTGACGAAGAGAAAGCCGAAAACAATCTACTTGTTAAATCGTGGGGATTAAAGCGACTAGAAGCGTTAGAGCCTTTTCGAATTGTACAAAGAATAATTGCTTTTACTGTATTGTTCGTATGGTCTTTTGTGGCGATTAACTATGTTATAATGTTATGGATATCACACGAAAGCGCCCCGTTATTGCTAGAATTTGCTAAAAGCGATTATGTATTTTGGGCTACAATATCAGTGTTAAGCTTGTATTGTGGTGGTGGTACTATTAATTCATTGAAAAAAACAAAGTAATTATATATAGTTAACTAGCAATAACGCATAAATAAACTGGAGTAAATATTATGGGCGCAGGTAGAAAAGTAAAGCCACCTAAAAAAACTAGCGGTAGTAAGCGCAAGTAATGGCATTAAATATTTATTATGTAGCTTGTTTGGCATTCTTATTTGTTGCGTTGTTTGGCGATAGAAAGAGTTTTTACCATTCGGCTATTTTATTGTTTTTTATATCAGTAAATATAATCGTTATTGATGGTTTACTTGAGTGCGGTAATTATTATTACGGTGGTAGTCAAAGTAACGTTACACATTATAGAAGTAAGGGTTAAACGTGAAGCAAAATATAGCGCAAGCTTTAGGCGATGGAGCAAGTACATTGGCGGTCGCGTCAGGAATGGGAACGGCAGTTAACGCACATTACGGGTGGTTTGAATTCGTCAACGCCAACGCGGGGGGCATAGGTGTTTTAACTTCTGCTTTTTTTGGGTTTGTCGGATTGTTTTTTTATTATATAACGTACAAAAAAACGACCCTAGCGAGAGACAATAAAATAAGCTTGGAAGTTCACGCGATCAAATTGGACGATCACATCCAAGAAACAAAGACACAATTTAACAGCCTATCAAGTGGCATAGATTCTATCATCGAAAGGTTAAAGTAAATGTCAGAGCAACTACTAGACACAGCAAAGCAGTTATTAGAAGCACAAAAAAATAACATTGACTCAATCACTCACTTAATCAATGAAATGAAAAATCATGACATTAGAGGTGAGTATAGAGATAAGGAATTATCAGAGTTAAAAGCCCGCCTAATAGAGACAGAAAAGAAATTAGAGTTATATATTGAAAACAACCGCGACCCATTAAAAGCATTATCTGATTCACAGGATAAAAAAAAGACTTTTAATAAATCGGTGACGGTAAGGTGGGGACAAGTATTTACAACGATAGTATTAGTATTTATTGCTTACTCGCTAGATGTAGATTTAAAGGCTTTATTAGGCAAGTAGCGCATTAATTGAGCTACAATAAAACAATCAATTAAGCGTTTACAGTGTAGGCGCTAAGTTATTACAGGGTAATAATTATGACAAAGAAAGTTACGCAAACAAAAGAAATGGGTAGACCATTAAAGCACACGCCCGAAACACTCCAAAAAGCTATAGACGCTTATTTTGAAAACCCGCCTGTACGCATTGTAGATGATAACGCAAAGCCTTTTGTTTCTATTACAGGGTTAGTATTATCATGTGGCTTTTCAGATAGACAATCATTTTACGACTACGAAAAAAGACCAGACTTTTCTTGCATAATAAAAAGAGCGCGGTTAATGGTTGAAAATGAATACGAATATAAGTTACAACAAAACAACCCCGCAGGCGCAATTTTCGCACTTAAGAACATGAACTGGAAAGACACGCAAACGGTTCAGCAAGAGAATAAAGAAGTTAAAACTTTTAGTGACTTCTATGATTCATAAGATGAATGAAAACTTAAAAGACTTTTGGAGCACTAAAAGTGACATAAAAGTTTTAAAGGGCGGTAGAGCAAGCGGTAAAACTTGGGATGCCGCGGCAATGGCTGTTTATTTAGCCGCGAATTACAAAGTTAAGTTTATGTGTGTTAGGCAGTTTCAGCAAAATATACAAGATTCCGTATACTCTGTTTTAATAACCATGATTGAGAGAATGGGGTATAAATCAGAATTTAACATCTTAAAATCATCAATAGAAAGCACCACAGGATCAGAGTTTTTATTTTATGGTTTAGCTCGAAATACATCATCCATAAAAGGAACAGAGGGTGTAGATATTTGTTGGTTAGAAGAGGCAGAGGGCTTGACGCGTGAACAATGGGAAATAATAGAGCCAACAATAAGAAAGGACGGCTCGGAATGTTGGATATTATACAATCCTAGAAATGTTTCTGATTTTGTTGAACAGTTTCAAGATTCAGAAGAAGATGGTATTTTAGTTAAAAAGATTAACTATAATCAAAACAAACATCTTAGCGAAACAATGTTAAGAAAAATAGAAAGGATGAAACAGCGCGACACTGAAAGATACGAGCATATTTATTTAGGCAATCCATTGTCAGACGATGATCAAGTTATTATCAAAAGGTCATGGGTTGAAGCAAGCATTGACTTTCACATTAAGTATGATGGTGAAATGGGCGGTCGTTCAGTCGTTGGTTATGATGTTGCAGACAGTGGCGAAGATAAAAACGCGGTAGCTATCTGTAATGGTGCGATAGTATCGGATTGTTATGAGTGGCAAGGTGGAGAAAACGAGCTTAGAAAGTCGGCTGATAAGGTTAGAATTGAAGCGTTAAAGCATAACGCATTAATTATTTATGATTCTATCGGAGTCGGGGCGCATACTGGTAGCACATTGCAGGCTAATAACTTTAACGACTTTTCGGGGTTTAACGCAGGCGGTAAGGTTATCAAGCCTAGTAAAAAATATAATGGTGTCAAACAACGCGAGTACTTCTCTAACCTTAAATCACAGGCATGGTGGACGGTAGCGGATAGGCTAAGAAACACACACGATTATTTAGTAAACGGTAATACAGATTATCGAAGCGATGAATTAATCAGTATCAGTAGCAAAATAAATAACATAGAATCATTAATAACAGAATTAACAACACCTAGACGCGATTTTGACAAATCAGGGCGCGTTAAGGTTGAAAGCAAAGACGATTTAAAAAGGCGTGATGTTAAGTCACCCAACAAAGCAGACGCTTTTATCATGGCGTTAAGCGTATCATTAGTTAATAGCAACACTAAATCAGATTTAAACATAGAGGGTTTTTAGAATGCCAATCAATACAAAATATTCAGGTTATGAGAAAGCCGTTAAAAAATCTTCTAAGGTCAGAGATTTTGCAACTGGTGAATTTGCGGTAAAAGAAAAGCAAGAAGTTTATTTGCCTAGATTATCAGGGCAAAACAAAACTGAATATGACGCTTATTTAATGCGTGGGTTTTTAATTCCCGCAGTAGAGCCGACAGCACAAGCTATCAGTGGTGCTATTATGCGCAAACCACCGTTATTTGACCCAGTAGGCGCGTTATCTTATTTGGTTGAAGATATGGACGGCATGAACAACGATATAGAATTATTTATCCATACCATGATTACAGAATTGTTATATGCAGGCTCAAGCGGTTATTTAGTAGAATACACAGACAAAGCCGTTGTTAAACAATACACAAAAGAAAGCATTATTAACGTGTCTAAAGATTATATTGTTTTAGCTCAAGAGTATGTTGTTCAAAACGAGAAAGATCGTTACGAGCAAGAAACTAAGATGGAATATTTAGAGTTAACGTATGACGAGAACGGCAACTATATACAAAACTTATGGCGTGAGGCTAAAAAGGGTTTTCAGATTGTTGATAGTGTAATGCCAACTAACAGAGGCGAGCCGTTAAAAGAAATTCCTTTTGTATTTAGTGGCGCGTTAGATGAAGATCCGATGTTATTACATCTAGCTGACGTAAATGAAGATCAATATCGTTTATCGACAGACCAACGACACGGGTTACACTGGACAGCTTTGCCAACATTGTTTTTATTTGGTGACTTACGCGACGAGAATAACCAGAAGAAAAAAATTGTAGTAGGTGCGGGCTCAGCTAATCATATTGACGATACAGACGCGAAAGCACAACTATTAGAATTCACAGGCGCGGGATTAGGCGCGTTAAAATCTGCTATTGATGATACAGACGCGAAAGCACAACTATTAGAATTCACAGGCGCGGGATTAGGCGCGTTAAAATCTGCTATTGATGATAACGTAGCAACTATGGCGAGCATAGGCGCAAAAGCTTTAGTGAGTGGCGGTGGTGGCGTTAAGAGCGCAGAGACTTCACGCATTGACGCATCAAGTGAAACAGCCGTTTTATCAGTGCTAACAAATACCATTGATAATGTTATGAGCAAGCTATTAGAAATTATTGCGGTATGGTCAGGCGCACCAGTACCAGAGTTTAAAATAAACCGCGACTTCATAGATATTAAGTTAGACCCACAAGCCCTGTTAGCTTATTTACAAGTCTTTCAGTCGGGCGGTATGAGCTTGGATTCATTCTTAAATTTATTGGTTAAAGGTGAGTTGTTACCGAGTAATATTAGCGCAGAAGATGAAGCCGACAGAATAGAAACAACGGGTAACGATTTTAACGGGGGCGAGGATGCGCAAGATTAGAAACTTTAAATGTGACGATTGCGGAGTCTTTGAGGATTTTGTTAAGGACGATATAAAAGAAGTCGTTTGTGGGTGCGGTAAGAAAGCCAAGCGGATAATGTCAACGCCTAGATACTTTTCTAATTCAACTGGGGCTTCACCCGCAAGGCATAAATAAACTTGATAACAAAGATTAGTTGTGCAATAATTACCTTGTTGATGGAGTGAAGTCCCGCAACAGAAAAGGTTTAGATAGTGTGTTTGGTAGTTATTTATTTAACTCGGCTTCAACAGACACACGCTCTAAGCCTTTTTTCTTGCCTAAATTCTACCTATTCAACCGATATTTGTCGGTAACTATCGTAAAACAATCCGCTAACCAAACAAGTACAAGATGCGCTTGCCATTTGATTAAGTAAGCTTAACGTAAACAAAAGCAGGCTCTGTGCTAACCCATCACAACTTGCGCGATTTGGAGTGATTAACTTCACTACCAGGCTATCCACCACGTTAAGGATAGTCGCTGAGTAATCAGCATGGAGATAGATGCCACAACACTTTAAAATTGTAGGTATCCATAATTAGTATCCGGTCTATTTATAGGCTTTTAATTAAAATACAGGAAAAGCCAATTTGGTCTATCTGCTTTTAATTATATTGGTTTTAGTCTTATTATAGCTATTAAGCTTAGTAAGGATACCAATGGAGAAAATGGGTTGCCTGTGCTTAAAATTTAATAAAGGTATTTACACACTAATGCAAAAGTGCAATAATACATTATCAACTAAACAAAAGGTTAAATTATGGCTGAGTTAAAAAAGAAAGAATTTATTAAAAAATGCTTAGAAGCTAAAGATATCTGGGTTTGTGCAGCAAGGAGCGACAAAGGGGTTTTAATAGGTTGGTTTATTGGGTTTTCTAGTGACGATGACCAAAGTGTTCTAATAACTGATAAAGGCGTGTTACGTGTATTCAAGACAGCAGATTCTGCTATAGAATTTGTAAGCGACAATGCGTTAACTGATAGCGGAATGGTATCAGTGGCATTTGCATAAATAATTAACAGGGTGATTTATGAAAAAAATTAAAAAGACAACTCTACATGGCGTTAAAAGTAACAGCACAAAAGCAATGTTTTCAGAACTAAGAAAAAGAGGGTTTAAAGTTCATTTGGAGAAAGGCTCTAATGGAACGTTCAAGATAATAACATTAATAAATGGTACTCATTTTGTGTTATCGTGCGTTGACGGAAAAGAGCCTAAATATACAAAAAAACACTCAAGGGGAGATAGGGAGTGGGCTGTATTTGACAAAATAGATGATCTTATGGATTTTAGTAATATAAAGAGAGAAAGCAAGCCAACAGAAAAGCAAACTTCATTTTTTAACTCTCTGATAAAAGAGCTTTGTGTAATGTACGATGAAAAGGTAACAATAAAAGTACCTCAGTCCGTTGGTGATATGTGTTCGGCAATAAGGGATGCGTTATGGTTGAAGCAAGTAGATCCTAACGACAATGGAAACGATGAATTTTACAACTCATTTTATAGTGACCATATAAAGCTAAAAAGAACGCACAGAATGAGTGATATGAAATAACTTAAAGATACTTAGCAGGATAGTAACCCATCCATGCAGTAACGTATCTAATGACACTTATTGTCTAATTTTACAACAGCATTAAAACTGTTATACTAATCAAATGTCAAATTTAATAAATACTTACTCAAGACACGCCCACTATTTAGAGCAATATTACAATGGTGAGAGTGCGAAGATAAACAAATTCTTAAATCGAATTGCTAAAGAATTGCGCGTCGAATTAACCAAGACCTCAACGGTTACTTCTCAGGCGCGTATTAAAAAACTATTAGCATTTAGTGAAGAGTTAGCGCGGACAAACTTTGACGAATTCACAGAAGATTTTAAAGGGCAGTTGGAATTATTCGCAGAAAGTGAGGTTGAATTTTCAAATCAAACTTTAAGCAATGATGATTTTGAAACCATTATCCCGCCAGTAAATCAAGTTACTAGCGCAGTAATGGCAAGACCATTTAATAATAAATTACTCAAAGACTCGTTAAAAGACTTTTCAAAGGTTCAATCTAAGTTGGTACGCGATACAGTAGCAAGCGGGTTTTATGAGGGCAAAACAACGCAAGAGATTGTCAGAAGTGTTGTTGGCACTAAGTCATTAAACTACAAGAACGGGATATTAAACGTATCACGGACAAGTGGCGAGCGAATGGTTAGAACTGCATTAAATCACACCTCTAATGTGGCTAAAGATTCGTTTTACAAAGCTAATGATGATTTAATCTCACATTACGAATGGGTGTCAACTTTAGATAGTCGCACAAGTGATGTTTGTAAGGGGTTAGACGGTAAAGTCTTTCAAGTCGGCAAAGGTAAGTTACCGCCCGCGCATCCTAATTGCCGTAGTACAACCGCCCCAGTATTAGCGGAGCAAGTAAACAAAGACGGCACTAAAAAGCCTGACGGTGGGTTTAGAGCGAGCGAGCAAGGCTTAGTTGATGCAGACTTAAATTATAATGATTGGCTTAAAAAGCAGTCTAAACAGTTTCAGATAGATGCGCTAGGCGAGACAAAGGCGCGTTTATTTCGAGAGGGTGGCTTGTCGGTTGATAAGTTCACTAATAACGGTGTAGTGTTAACGCTAGACCAACTTAAAACTAAATACCCTATTGCATGGGGTAAAATTTAATCGGTGATTAAAAATGTTAAAATTTAAATTAGACTCAGAGAGTTTTGATAAATTAAACGAAGTAGAAAAAACTTTTTACGCGCAAGCGGGCGAGGGTTATCAATTACAGGTTGAGGGCGCAACAGATAAAAACAAGCTTGATGAATTTAGAGCGTCAAACGTTGATTTACTAAAACAGCAAGAAGCGTTTAAGGGTGTTGATATTGAAAAGTATCGCAAGCTTGAGGAACAAGAACGTAAATTACGCGATAAAGAATTAATCGACAAAGGTGAATTTGATACTTTAGTCAATGAGCGTTTAGCCTCAACAGTGTCAGACTATGAAGCCAAGTTAAGCGCACTTGATTCGAAGTACAACGAATTAAACGGCAATCATAATAAATACGTTTCAAAAACTGAAATTGAGGGCGAGGCTATGAAAGCTTTTGGCACTCATAAGATTAACCCCGATGCTTTTGACGGTGTACTAGCTCAGATTAAGTCTAAATTTACAGTTGATAACGGTCAAGTTATAGCGCGTGACGGTGATAGTATTCTAACTGGTGAAAACGGAAACTTAACGGTATCTGAATTCGTAGCAAGTCAGCCAGAAATATTTAAAATACAATCTAGCGGGGGCAATGGACAGGGTAATAACTCTAACAATGCTCAAGTGCAAGGCAAGACAAGTAGACAGAAAATCGAGTCGGGCTTATCTGCTTTGATGAATAAATAAGCGTTATTTTACATTTAGTATTATAATGTTATAATAAAATTAGCTTCACGGTGTGGGGCTAACAATTTAACCAAATAATAGCGGTGCTATGACTTAACAATCATGGCATTTTTTATGCCTTGAATTTAACAAACTTTTAAGGTAAATAAAATGACGACTCAAACATTAGCAGAAGCGCAAAAACTAATTAACAACGAAATCGTAAGTGGCGTTGTTGAAGATGTAATTACAACCAACCCAATTTGGCAAGCAATGCCGTGGACGGGTTACACTGGTCAAGCAATCTTAGTTAACCGTGAAAACGCGTTAGGTGATGCACAACATTTAGCAGTAGGTGGTACAATTACAGCTAAAGGCGCAAGCACTATCGAGCAAGTGCCTTATACAGCAGTTACCACAATCGGTGACGCTGAATTAAACGGCTTAGTATCGGCTCAATCTTCAAGTGCGGGCGTAGATCAAATGGCTATCGAAATCGCATCAAAAGCAAAATCAGTAGGTCGTTTACTTCAAACTGGTATGGCTTCGGGTACTGGTTCAAACCCACAATTACACTCTTATCACTCTTTATGTGATGCAAGCCAATTTACAACAGCGTCAGCAGGGCAAGCATTAAGCTTTGAACTGTTAGACGAATTGCTTGATTTAGTTAAGGCTAAAGACGGTGAGGTTGATTATCTTGTCGCCAACGGTGTTCAATTACGCAAATACCGCGCACTAGTACGCGCTTTAGGTGGCGTAAATGAAACAATGGCGTTTGATATGGGCAACGGTCGCACTCGTAACATTGACGTTTACAACGGCATTCCAATGTTCCAAAACGATTACATTGCGTCAACAGAAACCGCAAACGGTGCAAGCCTAACGACTGGCGCATTAACTTCGATTTATGCGGGTTGTTTTGATGATGGTTCTAATAAAATCGGTCAATCAATGATTCATCCAGAGGGTTCAAACGTTGGTTTTGAGGTTACTATGGTTGGCGAATCAGAAACTAAAGACGAAAGAATCGCTCGCGTTAAGTCTTACAGTAACTTTGTAAACTTTAACCGTCGCGGTTTAGCTCGTTTAACTTCGTTATCTGCATAGATATTAGTTAGTATTTACAAGGCATTTTAACAGTGCCTTTTATAATATTAACTAACAAGGTGACACCATGAAAATCAAATTAAAAAACGAAAGTAAATCATGCAGAGCTTACGGTTTAGATTTTGACGAGCAGGGCGTTTGTGATTGTGATAAGGAATTAGTTAAGTCATTAATTGATTCAGGCGTTGCTATTGAAGTAAAAGCCAAATCAAAGAAAGTAGAAGCTAAATAATGAGCGTTTTAACTGTTAATCATGCGTTTATTGCAGACGGTGAGAGTAAGCCGTCAAATGTACCGTTAAGCGTTGAGTATATGTTTTATGCTACCGGTGATTTTGGGGGCGGTACTATGTCACTCGAAGCCTCACCAGATAACGGGCTAACATGGTTTACAGTTGATAAGCTTACAAGTGCGGGGCGTTAGCACAGGTACTATAGATATAGCCTCAACTTTTTTCACCTCAGAACCGATGGAATAAATCATGCTAATTATTGAAAACGGCAACCAAATACCAAACGCCAACAGCTTTGTTACAGATGCAGAGTTTACAGCATACGCAACAGCTAGAAATTTAACGGTAGGCGCTACGGTTGAAGATAGAGAAGCGAGTTTATTGCTAGCAGTTGATTATCTAACTGGTATGGAGAATTCTTTTCAAGGCTATCGTGTAAGTTCAGAGCAAGCGCTTTTATATCCTAGGCGCGGTGTTATGCTTCATGGTTTCCTGTTAGCAAGTGACAAAATACCTCAAGAGCTCAAGAATGCTCAAATGGAATCAGCTATATATCAAACATCAAACAGCTTATTAATTAATGGTGAGCAATCCAATTTAGCTTCATTTAGTGTTGATGGTGTTTATAGTGAAAGCTATCACAAGGGCGGTTCGAAAGTAGCGGTTAGGCTTGACAGCGTAAACGCGCAACTTAGCCCGTTATTAATGAACGTTAACAAGTTGGTTAGGGTATGAGTTCAGCCTCGATTGTAAGCAAGATTAAAAGCGGTTTATCTAAAGCGGTAAAAGCAACAGGATCAAATAATAGCGAGCCTGTTTTTCTTGTGGTTACAACCTCAACTTCTACTTCTCCACTTGATGCGGGCGCAACCGTTACAGTAGAAACTTTATTAGTTAACGCCATTTTTAAGTCTTACAGCTTGGCTTTAGTTGGTGCGAGTATTTTAACGGGCGATAGGGAGCTTGTAAGCGATTCTGACGTAGAAATAAAAACAGGTGACACAATCAGGCAAGGGAATACTAAGTACGTTGTAATTAGCACAGAGAAAGTTTCACCTACTTCGGACGTATTGATTTACAAGTCACAAGTAAGGTTGAAATAATGCCTATTCACGGCATGGCAAACGTAAAATTAAAGATTAAACAAACGCGCACTGATGCTAACGACGGCATAAAAAAAGAATATATAAAAGGCTTAACGCTAGTTGTTAAGGGTACGCCTACCGACAAAGGCAGGGCGCGTAATAATTGGTTTTTAACGGTTGGTACATCTTCAAGAAGTACCAGAGCGCCAAATAAAAGCGGTAGCGGTTCAACGGCTAGCATTGGACGTATACCAAAAGACATATTGAATAAAAAAGTATTTTACACTAATAATTTGCCGTACATAACTACGTTAGAATATGGCGGTTATCCTAGCCCAGTTAGATTAGGCTCATGGGATAAAAGGAAAAAGAAATACGTCAAAAAAAGTAAGGGCGGATTCAGTAAGCAAGTTGCCCCGCGTGGGTGGGTTCGAATTGCATTAGCGCATATTAAAAAAGGCATTAGGAAACTATGAGTTATTACAACACGAAACAGGCTTTACTTACTCAGCTAATAAATAATTTGCCGACAGGGTTGGCGGTTGGTGATGTAGCTTTTGAGAATAAAAAGTTTGATCCAACAAATAAAGAGGCTTGGTTGTCCGTTTATTTTTTTCCCGCGACAACGGAAAGCACGGGCAAGACCCAAGCAAGTAGCGACGAACAAAGGGGCTTTTTACAAGTATCTGTTTTTGTTGCTTTAAATAGTAGCGAATATGACAACAGGCAACTAGGTTTAGTAGATGAAATAATAAACACTTTCAGCTACAATACTAAAATGGACTTTTTAACCCAAACAGTGCAAACTTTAGATAGTACGGTAAACACTGGTGAAGAAAACGAGTCATGGTATCAACGAGTTATAACAATTAATTATTTAACATTTAGTAATAGAGGGTAAAATTATGTCAGGCGAAATTAACGGCACAGCAATAATATTAAACAATTCAACGGGTGCAATCGTAGGGCAAGGCGATTTTACCCATACTTACGGTGGCGCTCCTATTGATATTAGTAACAAGTCATACGGTGATTTTGTAACTTATCTTGATGGTGAGCTAGCAACTAAACAACACGTTTTCGCGGGTGAAATTACATATAACGACGATGTACAGTTTAGAAAGGTTCGAGCGGATGCCTTTAGTGGCACGCAAGACACTTACACCATCGAATACACAGACTTAAATAACGCGACAAGTGAAAGCTTTAGTGGTTCGTTTGTGCCAACTGGTTTAAGTGATGCCTTGCCAATGGGTTCAAAAGTTACAACTTCAATCAGCTTTAATAGCTCAGGCGTGGTTGTTCATACTCCCGCTGTAACTGTTTAAGTATGAAGTTTAAACTGGCTTATAAGTCTTATAGCTTCGGTATTTCGCTTGCATCAAGTAAGCGTTTTACCGATAATACAGGCTTATCATTACATTGCGTTTTGATGGACTATATTGTGGCTTATACCGAGCTACAAGGTCAGATTGAAGCCAAACGCATTAGTGAACTGTCTAAATTGTACGATAGAAAGATTGTATGTGATTTACTTCATGCAATTACTGACGACGATTTAAACATACCGCTTGAAGAGTTCGAGGACGCGACATATCGCACTTCTTGGGTTCAATCTGATGCGGTAGACGGTTTTAGTGAGCCTTGGGCGTTGGTTGTTTGTGCTATTGCGTTTGATGTGCATGATTACATATCTAAAAACATTCATGTAAAAAAAAAGGATATAAAGGCGGTATAGCTAGACCAGTAAAAAGTGAAAAGTTTGATTACTGGCACTGGTTTAAATATGCCGTTACCGAGTTAAAAATACAGCCTAGTGAGGCATGGAGGCTTGATTTTGTTGAGCTAATGTTTTTAACTGGTCAAGAATCAAACAAACAAACCGACATTTCGACTATGTTAAACTTTGAACGTAAACAAAACGGGGCTAGTATTAACTGGCTCAATGGCGGTGACTTATCAGCGAATCTCTAATAATCGAGCTAGACGCTAGGACTAAAAAACTAGACACAAAGCTAAAATCTACCGATGAAAAATTAAACAAACTTTCTAATAGCGCGGAAAATACCGACAGCAAATTTGCGCAGATGTCAAGTGGTGCAAAGTCATTAGGTAAAGCCGTTGGCGTTGCGGGTGTTGCTGTTTCAGCACTCACAGCGGGCACGGTTATGTTAATAAAACAAACTACCGCCTACGCTAAAGAATTAAAAATCGCTTCTCAACTATCGGGTATTTCGACAGAAAAGCTTGAGGCTATGGCGTTTGCCACTTCTACGGTCGGGATAGGCTTAGAAAAATTAGGCGATATTTCAAAAGATACACTCGAAAAAGTTGGCGATTATCTGAATACTGGTGGTGGTGGCTTTCAGGATTTTGCCGATGCTATGAAGCTGACCAAAGAAGAAACGCAAGAACTGGCAACAGAGTTTAGCCATTTAACGGGAACAGAAGTTTTACAAAAAATGGTTAGCATGATGGAAGATGCTGACGTTAGCGCGGTTCAAATGTCACACGCGCTTGAGGGTATGGCAAGCGACACAACAAACTTAATACCATTGCTCGCAGACGGTGGTAAAAAGATGCAAGAATTATCGGATAGTATGGCAAGCGTGACCGTGCCACTAACAGCCGAGGACTTGCAGAAGCTTGAGGCTTTAGACGTTGCTTTAAACGAGGCGAGCGCGTCAGCTTCAAGCCTTGCAAATCAAACGTTAATTAGCTTATCTGATTGGTTTATAAATGCGGGCAATTCTGCAAGCTTCTTTTTTGCTTCATTAAACGAGGGTACGCGGGCTAACTTACAAGTACAATTACTTGATAATATGGAAGCGGTAAACGACCTAAAAGAAAAAGGATTAAAATTAGATAACTGGCTAAACAACGCTATAACATCAGATGAAGAATTGGAAAAAGGAAAGGCGGAAAGGCTAGAAGCTATAAACAAACTACTAGAAGAAAGAAAGGTTATAGAAGCCGATTTAAGGGCTTTTAGCGAGCCTGACAATGTAGCGCCAGAAATGCAAACCACAGAGGCGGGCGGTGTTACTGGTGGCGGTGGCTCTTTAGGTGGCGGTGGTGGTGTTAATGAGGATAAAATCAAAGCCATTGCGGATAGATTTAAAAGCGAAGAGGAGTTATTACATCAAAAGCTAGAAAATGAATTACTTATTATTGGCGATAATGACGAGTTAAAAGAGCAATTACACGCGGAGCATTTAGAAAACTTACTTGCTTTAGACCAAAAAGCGGAAGATGAGAAATTGGCATTAAAAGCCAAGGCAGATATTGACGCGCAAAAGCAACAAAAAAAGCTTGATAAAGACAAAGCCAAACAGGCTAAAGTCGAAGAGAAAATTAAGATTGATAACGCTAGACAAGACGAGCGAATGGCGCAAGATGCAATGAGCTTGGCAATGCTAGTATTTCAGGATAACAAGGCAGTTAGTGCAGGGATAGCGGTTGTCAATACAGCGCAAGGCATATCTAAAGCCCTAGCAACGCAAAACTACGCGGGCGCGGCTTTAACAGCAGTTACGGGTGCGATGCAAATTTCAGCAATACTTGGGGCGAGTAAAGGCGGTGGTAGTGTGTCAAGTGTTCCAAGTTCAGCGCCACAAGAACAAGCACAGCAAGATTTTCAAGCAGATACAACAAGCCTAAATTTTACCGACTCAACGGGCGGTGGTGCATCATCAAATGTAATAACTTTCGCCACTGATAGCGGTGACAGTTTAGCCGATGCGATAGCCGAGGCATTAAATAAAGGACAGCAAGAGGGGCGATATACATAATGTTTATTACTAATGTTTCAGAGCAAATACTAGCTAACGGTTTATCTATATCAAAATCAAATGTACTAATCGACCAAGTGCCAACAATTACTGACGCGGGAATAGGTGAAACGCCCGCCAACATATCAAGCCCCGACCATTCACTAAATTATACTTGTGGTTCATCTACTGTTAATTTTGAGGTTAGTTACGGGGCGCAAACTAATATCAGTTATGTAGGTATTTCAGGGCATACGGCAACAACACCAAACCAAGCAACTATAGAGTTATGGAACGGAGCAACAAAAATCGACCAAGTAATATTAAAACGCAATAATAATATTATGTTTACTTTTGCTAGTCAGTCTTTCAGTGATTTAATTGTTAAATTCATTACCGTGCCAGTAACCTATCAAATGACGGTTAGCTATATTTGTGCAGGGCAACACTTAACAATTTTAACGGGTGAGCAAGCAGGGTATAAAAGGGCGTGGTTAAACCGCCACACAATATCCAAAACAACGACTAATTTACAAGTTGCACCCGTTAGCACGTTACAAAAAACAAAGGCGTTAAAAGGCTCTTTAAGCTTCCCAAATGAATTAGCTACTTTTGCCGAGAATGATTGGCAAGATTTTATCGACTTTAGTTTTGAGCAACCTTTTTTTATCAAAGAACAGCAAAACAAACCAGAATCAAGTTATATTTGTTACGACCCGATGCACGATATTGTATCTCACGGTCAAACGCGTACACTAGACGTTATTAAATTAAAATTTACAGCTTACAACGGGTTATAAATGGCAACTTTTGCAGACACTCAAAACATGGCAAAACAAGAGCACTTCGAAGTGTTGGAAATTGACTTACCTGTAATTAATGGCGTATGTACTCAGGGCGAAAGTAACGGCTACGGTACGCCTTTGACTTGTGATCAAGTTTGGGCGGGTGAGTATAAGACGTATAAATTTACAAATGAAAACGCTCCAATTTTGGCGGGTAGCCCGTGGCGGTGTATAAAGAAGATTAGCGAAACTAGCACACAATTAAAGCCTAGCGAGGGTTTAAGCGCAAGGGGTTCATTAAAGGTGACTTTTGCCGACTTCCCTAACGCAGACCCGAACACAGAAACAGCGGGCGTTACTGATGCGGTAATTAAGCAAGGTACTTTTTTTGGCAAGCTTTCAGCGCGTCAAATATTCGAAAATAAAGCGGTTAGATTAAAGTTATACCGTGTTGAGCCTGACGGAACTATCGACCTAGTTAACGGGGCGCAAACTAGGCATTATGTAACTAGTTCTTTAACGTCAGATAAAAACGGCTTATGGTCTTTATCATGTAAGGACGTTTTAAGCCTTGCCAACTTGGGTGAGAAAACATTCCCTATCGCAACACAGGCGCATTTAAGGCAAGATATTGATAATGCAGTTGTGGTTATTCCAGTAGACGAAAGCACTGATTATTCTAACACTTGGGTTGTGAGAATTGGTGACGAGTTTTTACACGTTGAAAGTGTAATGGGCAATCTAACATCAAACGCAACATTGAACGTAAAAGCCAGAGGCACAAGCATAGTCGCTCCAGTTTCAGGGGTTTTATTATCGACCACAGAAGCAGACGATCACAAAGGCGGTGATGAAGTATTTTTGTGTGAAATATCAGACAATGAAACAATCGACAGTTTACTAACTCGCGTTTTGGTTAGCTCAGACTTTGACCCCTCGTTAATACCCGCGCAAGAGTGGAGCGACGAGGTTAACGAGTGGCACTCTAACGATAAAATAAACACAATACACAGCGAATCAAAAGAAGTTAACAGCGTTTTAACTGAAATACTCACAGGGTTTTTAATGGATATGTGGTTTTCTACCACTGAAAACAAAGCTAAATTAAGCGCGATTAGTGTATGGAAACAATCAAGCACATCATTGGTTGAGGGTAAAGAAATAAACGCTCATTCTATATCTAAAAAAGCGCAAGAATCATTAAGAGCGTCGAGAGCTTTAGTTATTCACGACAAAAGAAATTTAGCAGACAGCGAAGATGTAACAAGTTATAAAAAAGGCTCGCAGTTTTCAGACAACACACTAATCAGTGATGCTTTATACAAAGAGCATAAGGATAAGATTTTTGAACCTAACCGATTAATCGACACTGATTCTGCAAGCCTATTAGTACAACGCTATGTATCACGCTTTAAGTTTACGCCTTTTGAGCGTGATTTTATAACAGAGGAGCGATACTTAAATTTTAATATCGGTGATGTGGTAGATATAACATCAAGCATTGACCAAAACCCTAACGGCTCTATAGGCTCAAATATCAGAGGGCAAATATTAAAAATTAATCCTACTTACGGCAAGCAGGGCAGAAACTATAAAGTTTCAGCTTTAACATACGAAGCTAGTTTTGATTTTGACGATCGTACAGAAATTGTCTTAGATGGTGCGTTAAGCGATGCTAACTTATACATTCTAGCAGGCGCACCAAGTCAAGCGGTGGAAGTCACTTTTGTATTAACTAATTACTCTTACGGCAATCTAGCGATTAGAGCAGGGCAATTTGCCACAGGCTCAAAAGTAATTTTAATACTATCTAACGGCTTTGACGGTCAAGCTTCTGGCGGTAATGGCGGGAATGGTCAATGGGTGGAATACAACATCGGTGAGGGTGGAGTTTCAACACCTTTCCCACCATCAAACGGTACAGGCGGTGGGACTGTTTACGATGCGCAAGGCGTAGATACAGATATATATTTTTCAGGCGCTACACCATCAACGGCTTATCCTACAGCAGACGGTTATATTAGAGCGCCTAGCGGTGGGGGTGGTGGTTTTAATGCAGTGATAAATCAAGGTATACCATACTTTTCTGGTGACGGTGGCAACGGTGGAGACGGTAGAACTGGTGGCATAGGCGGGACAGCAGGCGTAGCGCTAGGGCTTAATACTACACAAGGTTCAGCAGGCAGAAACGGAGCAATAGACGGCTCTAGTTTTGGTGGTGGTTGGGGTAAAGCGGGTGATAATAACGATGCAACAGGCGGTCAGGCAGGCGCGGGCGTTGTAGATTCAGGCGCAACAGTAACATTTTACGGGGCTGACGCTTCAAGGTATATTAACGGTACAGGTTCACATCCATAAG